CCTCTTGCAGAACCGCACTTCGGAAACTGTTGTTTTCACAAACACCACGCCACGGGCACCGCATCGCGGGCAGCGTAGATACCGCTGCCGCTCGTCACCGCATGGGCGCGAAGAACGGCACCGCAACTTCTCGCCGCACGTGCAGCGGGCGTCAGCCATTGCGAAGCCTCAGAGAAGCAGCCCAGGCGGCGGCGACGCCCCGCAGGGCCGAACGCGAACGATCCGCCTGGGCCGCAGGCTCGGGCGTGGGCTCGGCGACTGGCTGGGAATTAACCCACGCGTCGTAAGACCGCATGGCGACAGCGGCCGATGCTGCCGGGTACGCAGGCGTCAGCACGACAGACACGTCTGCCAACATCGAGATCTCACGGATCTCTCGCACTGCCCCCTGTTCATCGCTCGTCCACCGCTCGCCCGTCTTGGGGTCGAGAGCGAAGGCGAAACTCGACGCCTTGAGGTCGCGGCGACGCAGGAGCTCCAGCGTGTCGCGGCCCACCTGCGTGTCGGGCGGCGTCACCGTGTACCGCAAGCCCTTCTCGTCGCTCGACAACTCAAGCGTGCCGCTTGATGTGCGACCGAGGATGAGATCGCTGTTGTGGTTCAGCAACGCCACCACGTCCTGCTTGCCACGCTGGCGGGTCAGAATCTTGTCAAACGCACCAGGCAGGATGATCTCGCGGAACTGCGAGCCGCCTTCCCGCAGCGGCAGGCTGAAGCGGTTGTAGACGGCGGCGTATCCGGTGATGACCTGCGTGCCATTGGCCCGCGTCTCAATCGTGAGCTCGGCCTCGGGCACTTCCTCAAAGGCGAGGCAGCGGCGTTCAAGTTCCATCTGTCGTGTCCTCCTCTTCGGCCTGGCCTTCGGCGTCATCGGCCGGTGTGTCTTCAGCCTCGACGGCTGGCTCGGGCATCGGCTCCGGGGCCGGCGGATCCTGGCCCACCTTGTCCAGCGTGGTCATGTTCAACTGCACGAAGTGGCGATCACCGTCTGGCCCGATCGGGTTCAGGTTTTCCAGTTCCCGAATCTCGTTAATGGTCATCCACCCGTTCTGTAGAGCCGAGACGTAGTAGGCAGACCGGCTCGCGTGGTCGCCACGCAGTAGGCCCGAGACGCTGTGCTCGGCGAAATACCGTTCGTCGTCCACGATCAGGTCACGCGAGATCGCGGCTTCCCATCGCTTGAGATGAGGCAATAAACAGTGCTGCACAAATTCTGTGCCCTGAACCTCGATGTTGCTGTACGTCGAGCGGGTCAGGTCTTGAATCATGTGCGGCGGCACACGAAACGCCCGGCAGATCTCGATCACCTGATACTGCCGCGTCTCAAGGAACTGGGCCGCCTCGTTGCTGCCGCTGAGCTCGTGAGCCTTAACGCCATTCGGTAGCACCGCCGTGCGGTGTGCTCGATCCGGCCCACGGTGCATCCGCTCCCACTGCTCACGCAGACGCTCAGCCGCCTCGGCCGGGATGGGGTTATCAGACTCCAGTACGATGCCAGGCCGGGCACCGTTGCCGAAGTACGTGGACCCGTGGGCCTCCAACGCCTGGGCTAGCCCGATGGCGTTCTGAAAGATCTTGTACGTGGGGATCGCCTTGATGCCGTCTTCGGTCGTAAACCGCAGGGCGAAGATCTGCTCTTGGCTGTAGACCGTCTGCCGGCCGCTCGGCTCGCGGTAGCGATACCGCAGCGTGCCGTCTTCCAACCGCTCGGCTTCCATCCGAGACGAGTGCAGCGGCCACAGTTCCGAGACGGCACCTCGAGCACCTGGGCGTATCTCGGCATACGACGCACCGTAGTGCAGATACATGCCGGTCATCCAATCCCGAAACTCTTGGGCCGTCTGCCACGGGTTGGGCTGCATGTGCAGCAGGCGGTAGACCGGATGGCTCGTGGCCTTCTGCTTGCCACCATTGGCGAGCCGCTCGAAGACGTGGAGCGGAAGAGCCGAGACGGCGTCAGAGATCACCCGGATGCAGGCCGTGTATGCCGAGCACGCCATCGAGTTGTCGGCGTTGACGCGAACGCCAGACGGCGTACGGCTGGAAGAAACCTCGGGCCAGTCGATGCCACGCAGGTCGAACATCTTGTAGTCGGCGACGGCGTTTTCGTTCATAGGGTGATGATGTCCCAGTTCTGCTCGGCTGGTTTCGCAGTCGCCACGGCGTGCAGTCCGAGGCCCATCACCAGCGAGACGATGCCGTCGATGCGTTCCGTGCTTTTCGCCTTGCTCGGCTTGATGTTGCCCTGGTGGTCGGTCTGCACTGCCACGTTGCCAGCCATCCACGACAGCACCGGATGATTCCCGTGGCGGATCTTCTCCGAGAGTACGAGGTTCTCCAGCTGCTTGCTCGGGCTGCTCATGGAGCCGTAGCCCTGTCCAACGCCTGTCACATTCACGCCTTCCCCTTGCAGTTGGGTAGCGAGTTGAGTGGCGTTCCAGCGGTCGATTCCCACCTGCCGGATATTGAACTTCTGCGAGAGCTCGACGATGTCGCGGCGGATTACGTCGTAGTCGGTGACGTTGCCATCAGTGGCCCTGATGTACCCGTCTCGAATCCACCCGATGTAGTCCACCTTGTCACGCTGCGTCCGCTCGGCAGCGTTCTCCTGCGGAACCCAGAAGAACGGCAGCACGTCGAAGGTGCCATCATCTGCCTGGCTCACCAGCACCAGGGCCGACAAGTCATAGGTGGTCGCAAGGTCGAGCCCGGCGTACCACTCACGCTGCTCGAGATCGCCAGACAGCGGCTTGCCGCACTTGGCCCAGTTGTCGGGCGAGAGCCACCGCACGTCCTGGGTAGTCCAGACGTTGAGTCTGTATCGCAAAAAGCTATTGAGCTTCGACGGTGACTGCTCGGCCTCTCGGGCATCGGCGGCGAATGACTCCACCGTGATCGTCTCGCCCAATGACGGGTTGGCCTTGTGCCACGTCTTGGAGTCCTTCCAATCGTCCTCGGGCGAGGCTGCGTAGATGCACCCGAAGAATGCCGGGTCCACGCCGGGATCGGCAATGCACCGCTCGGCGTATGCGTGCTGCTCCCAGCAAATCGACTTGCGGTCGTAGCCTGCCGTGGTGATCGACAGGATGAGCGGCTGCCGGCGAGCCGCACCGCCGTATCGCAGGGCGTCCCACAATCGCCGGTCCCGCTGGGCGTGCAACTCGTCAAAGAGCAGGGCGTGAATGTTCAGCCCTTCCGCACGGAACGCGTCGGCTGAGAGCACCCGGTAGAACGAGTTGCTGGCCTTGTGCACGATGGTCTTCCGGCTGTCGATCACCTCGAGATGCCGAGACAACGCAGGCGAAGCCCGCACCATCGACGCCGCTTCCCGGTAGATGATGCCCGCCTGCTCGCGGTCGCAGGCCGCACCATAGACTTCCGCCCCCGGCTCGGAGTCGAAGGCTGTCATGTAGAGAGCGATGCCGGCGAGCGTGGTGGACTTGCCCTGCTTCTTTGGAAGCTCGATGTACCCGACGCGGTGCTGCCGCAACTCGTCTGGGTTCAGCCGGCCGAAGAGCTCTCGCATCACATGGTGCTGCCACGGCAGGAGCGTGAACGGCTTGCCGGCGTTCTGCCCCTTGCTGTGGCGCAGAATCTTCTCGAAGAAGTGCACCACCCGCTCGTACTTGGCCTGCCCCTCTTTGCAGAGATCAGGCACCGTGGAGCTTGAAGAACTCTTCGACTTCGTCGGTTGGCTTTTCTTCCTTGCCACCTAGCCGCGTCCTACTGCTCGGGGTCAGGCCAAACTCGCCCATTAGCGAAGCCTGGAGCGCCACTAAACTGCGATACAACGGGCCAGCCGGATTCGGTTTGACGCCACCCAGGTCGGTTCGCATCACCGGGCCAGTGGCCCGCAGCTCGAGTAGGCACGCCTGCGTCGCAGCGTACACCTCGCACAAAGTCGCCAACGCTTCGCCGTCAGCAGTGGTGAGCGTGCCGAGGCCCAGCAGGATCGGCACGAGCTCGTTCCACTTCTCCACGGCGAGCGGCTCGACCATGAGACGCTTCGGCATCGGCGGCGATCCAGCCGGGGCCGGCAGGTCGGGCCGGATCTTCCGCTTGCCGGGATTGCCGGCCAGACGCTTCGCTGCCTCTGGGATTGGCTTTCGGCCTCGGACCATGGCTCACCTCAAAAACGCCGCTGATTTTTGCGGCCGCGCACGCGGAAGGAAACCGTGGGGTTTAGCTCAACGCAGGTTGCAGTTATTTGCCCCACTACCGGGGGGTCTACGCAATTGGCAGCAATCGCTGACCTATAAGTCTTGAACCCTTGCGAATGTTGCACTCCCAGCAAGACAACTGCACGTTGTGTATCACGTGCCCGCCTCCGCGAGACATCGGGACAATGTGGTCTATCGTCGGACATCGTGGGTGCGGTAATCCTGAGACCGTGCTAACCATCCATCTTCTTTTGCACATCTTGCCGCACAGTTGGCATCTCCATCCATCTCGCTTGTAAACATCAAGCCTTTTGATCGGCGTGTATGCAACGCCAAACTTCCTGGCCCGACTCCTAAACTTACTTCTGTTTCCCTTGCGGCTCGCAATCGCACTCTTCTTTCTGCATGATTTGCACGCTGTTGTGCACCAGTGGGCATCGGCAATCACTCCACCACACTTCTGGCATATCGAATCTCCTCGCCACGACTTCATGCAGTACCGGGAGCAGAACTTGTGCTTAGCGTCTGCTGTTGGCTTTTGGCAAACAAGGCAGTTCACTGACGCCTTGTCGATTGATGCTCGCTTTCGTTGTGGCTCCCACTCATCCACAAACCAAGACGCGAAAGCGATTGCCTTGCGAGTGAGGCCAGGCAGCCCCATGAACGGCCGCTTGAACTCCCTGGCATCAGCACCAGCACAGGTCTGGCTGCAGTAATCGTGCTTGCGTGCCTTCACGAGATTCTCGCAGCCTTCACGCTTGCAGGTCTTTTTTGGCTGAATGGACTGCCTTGGTGCCATCTTTGCAGACAGGCCAGCTCGTTTCTTGGCTTTATGGCGGCGACATTTTTCGGCATTGCCGGCTTTTCTGCATGATGCGCTGCCGCAAGTCATGGCCATCTGTCGCTGCGGTGTGGCTGTAAACAATGACCCGCAGACGCGGCACGTCTTCTGTGTTTCCCGAGGCAACCTGCCCCGCTTCCTTGCTTGAAACCGCTGTTGCTTGTCGCAGGCCGGACAGCGATTGCAGTCCTTGCCGAGCGGCGTTGTCCAATCGCTTCCGCACTTCCTGCAAGCCATCGCCACACCTCCTGTGTGACGTTCAGCCTGCGTGCGTTGTCAAACTTTCCGCCGTTGCTCCTGCATCGTCTTCCTTCCGTGGCAACGGACGCAGAGAGTCCGCAGGTTGCCGACATCGTCCGTGCCACCTCGAGCCTTTGGCGTCACGTGGTCCACGTGGGCTTCACGCTTGTCGGCACAGACGCGGCCACACTCCTGGCACTGCCACGCGTCGCGGACCAGCACGACCTGGCGGATCTTGAACCAAGCTGCCGAGCAATACCCACGCTGTGCCGCATTGGGCCTTCCGCTCTCGTCACGCCTTGCGGCGGTACGCAGCCTCAGCGGCCTGTGTGTTGGGATGCGTTGCGGCATCAGCTCTTGAACATCACCACACCCGTGGTGCCGGTGCTGTTCGTGGTGGCACTCACGATCTTCAGGAACTCGGCACCGAACACTTCGTCGGGCAGCGAGTAGGCCCGTCCTTCCGTGCTGGAAGCGGCCAGCGTGAGGTCGGCCACAC